GTATTAGATAGTTTACCACCACAAACACAACAAGTTCAAGAAAATACTCACATACCTTCTTATATGGATGCAGAGCCGGATATTGACCAAACAGTTAGTATGGGAACATCGTTAGGAGCAGGTGGACCGGAAGCAATGAGAGCTCAGATGGCTCATAAGATGGGATATCAACAAACGGGAACTCAATCAAGTAAAACAGGATTGGGAGTACAAACAGGATTACCTGGTTTAGATAGAATATTGAATAGAGATAACTCTGAACTTGTTAAAAAGTTTAAGAGATAAAATAAGGATAAATAAATGGCTTACATTTTAGATAAGAAAATAGTAAAAGATTCAGGTGAGTTTAGTAACCATGCATATGGAATTACTTTGCCTATCCAACCAGGCAATGGTACTATGTTTCAACAATCATATTCTTCATTTGAAGCTGCAAAAAGTAATTTAAAAAATTTACTGTTAACAAATAAAGGTGAACGACCTTTTCAACCAGAATTTGGTACTGGACTTCAGGCATTATTGTTTGAACCCCTTGTAGAAGGTGTTCTAGAAGAAAAACTTGAATCTGCAATAACAACTAGTGTTAATTTTTGGTTACCATATATTGATATTGATGAAATAGAAGTACAGATGACCGATGAAATGAAAGATAGAAATACTGCAGTAATAAAATTAAAGTTTTCTGTTGGTGGGCAATTTGAATCACAGGAATTAACATTCAACATAGAGGCATAAAAAGAAATGGCATTAAATCAAACCACAAAAAAATCAAATTCAGGTAGGGACATACAGTACCTTAATAAAGATTTCTCACAATTTAGAGATAACTTAATTGATTACGCAAAAACATATTTCCCACAAACGTATTCTGATTTTAACGAATCTTCTCCAGGAATGATGTTCATAGAAATGGCATCTTACCTCGGTGATGTATTATCTTATTATACTGATGATTCATTAAAAGAATCTTTAATGTTATATTCTGAAGATAAACAAAATGTAGTTGCTCTAGCAGAATACCTAGGATATAAACCAAGAGTAACATCAGCATCTGTTGTTAAACTTGCGGTATATCAAACCGTACCATCAATAGGAGTTGGAGAAGATGTAAGACCTGATTTGGAATATTGTTTAAGAATTAAAGAAGGAATGGTTGTTTTATCAAATACAGATAGTACTCGATTTAGAACAACCGAGTTATTAGATTTTTCAGTAGAAGATGATAGAGAGATTTCTATATATAAAAGTAATGAGGGAACGCCTACAACATATTTATTAAAAAAATATATAAATGCACAATCAGCAGAATTAAAAAATATTGAATACGATTTTGGAACAACACCAAGCCAATTTTCTAAAATAATGATTGGTGATAATAACGTAATTGATATTTACGATGTAAGAGATTCTAATGGTAAGAAGTGGTATAAAGTTCCGTACTTGGCACAAGAGATGGTTTATGTTGATTATGCAAATACAGAACAAAACGATAAAGATTTGGCACAATTTAAAGAATCTGTACCAAATGTTCTTAAAGTTTTAAAAACATCAAGAAGATTTACAACTAAAGTAAATGATGATAATACAACAACTCTCGTATTTGGTGCAGGTAATTCTTCCCAAGATGATTCAGTACTCGTTCCTACCTTCAAAAATGTAGGATTGGGACTAAATTCCTCTATTGATAAAATGGGTGCATCATTTGACCCCTCAAACTTTCTAAAAACAAAATCATATGGTCAAGCCCCTAAAGGTAAATTTACCGTATCTTATTTAATTGGTGGTGGTGTTAAATCAAATTGTGGTGTAGGTGAATTAAACAATATTGAAACAATTTCTTTTGATGAAGATGGTACATCATTTACAGAAGAAGAGAAAGGATTATATCAAGTATCTAAAGCATCAGTAGCGTGTGATAACGAAGAACCAGGAACAGGAGGAAAGGGTGCAGATACAATTGAAGAGATTAGAGAAAATTCACTTGCAAACTTCGGAGCTCAAAACAGAGCAGTAACACGAAAAGATTATCAAGTACGAGCATTATCATTACCAGCTAAATTTGGTGGTATTGCTAAAGCATATTGTGCACCTGATGGGGAGTTAGATAATAACTCACCCGCTTCTATTTTATCGAATCCAAATTCACTTGAAGAGTTTACAGGATTAGTACAATCACTTGGGGGTTCTAATAAAACAGAAGATGAAATAAAAACAGAGGTAACTAAGTTCTTAGGTGGTAAGAAGAATAATATTACCGAAAAGAATAATCCATTTGCAATTAACCTATATGTACTTGGATATAATAATAATAAAAATATATCAACATTAAATCAAGCAGTTAAAGAAAATTTAAAAACATACATTAGTGAATATAGAATGTTAACCGATGGTGTTAATTTGATTGATGGGTTTGTTATAAACATTGGATGTGATTTTGAAATCCGAGTTTATGGTGGATATAATAAAAGAGAAGTATTGGTTAAGGTACAACAATCCTTGGCAAAATACTTTAATATAGATAATTGGACATTTAACATGGCTATTAATGTTTCTGAAATAGAAATATTGATTGCAGGTGTTGAAGGAGTACAATCAGTACCAAAGTGTGAGATAGTAAATAAATGTTTAGGAAGTTACTCCTCGCACTCATATAATATATCAGATGCAACTAAAGGTAAAATGGTTTATCCATCTTTAGACCCATCGATATTTGAAGTTAAGTTTCCTAACAAAGATTTAAAAGGGAGGGTGGTATAATGTATTATTTCGTAACAGCATCAAAAGATTCAACAATTTATTTACAACAACCATCTCAAAATACTGGTAGAGATGAGATATTGGAAATATCAAAAACGTATTATGGAAATTTAAAAGATGTTTCACATTCATTAATTCAATTTAATACTAATGATATATCTGCTTCAGATGCAAGTGGAGAAATATCAGTACAATCGGCTGAGTTAATACTTAGAGAATGTGAATCTATTGAGATTCCAACCGATTACACAATATATGCCTATCCAATTTCTCAATCATGGGATGGTGGTATTGGTACTCGTTTTGATAAAATATCAACCGATGGTTGTACTTGGAATAAAAGAACATCTTCATCTAATTGGTTAATTGGTTCTGCTTCATTGGAGAGCTCTGGTTCACACAATGGAAAGGGTGGAATGTGGTTAACTGGTTCAGCAGTATCTCAATCATTTGAATATCAATCAAGTGATATGGCAATGAACATACTAACACCAATACAAGCATGGGTATCTGGTTCAATTCCAAATAATGGGTTGATATTAAAACATGATTCGGAATTAGAAAATGATACTGAAGATTATGGTCAGTTGAAATTCTTTTCTAAGGAAACAAATACAATTTACCAACCTAAAATAAGAATTGGTTGGGATGATTCTGCTTATAATACTGGTTCTCTTACAGAACTTACCTCTGATGATATTCATGTAACGTTCAAAAAATTAAAAACTACATATAAGAGAGGAAGTAAGCCAACAATCAGAGTATTTGCAAGAGAAAAGTATCCTCTTAAAACATATACAAATCAATATTCATACACAGATGTTAAATACTTACCATCAACCGTATATTATCAAATAAAAGATATAGTAACAGGTGAAGTAGTTGTTCCATTTAGTGATGATTACACTAAAATTAGTTGTGATGCAAATGGGCACTTCTTTAAATTGAATTTAACAAATTGGGAAATCAATAGAGATTACTACATTGAAACAAAAATAAATAGAAATGGTGTAATTGAATACTTTGAAGATAAAGATTTAACATTCACCGTAGAATTATAAAATGGCAGCTAAACCTGAAGATTTTCGAGTTAGTGAACTTTTAACAAAAGGTTCTAAAGCAATAGATAATACCAGAGATAAAAAAACTGGTTCTATCATGGTGCGCAAAATGGGTGGAAAAAATATTCCAAATGGAATATCTAGAGAAGATGCAAAACAATTTGTTAAGTTTAAAAAAGAAGGTAAATCCACCAGTACTATAAAAAGGGCAAAACCATTTGTTAAGTATGGGATGAAACCAATACGAGATACAAAAAATCCAAATTCTGTAAAGTATAAGTCAGATTGGATAGATACTGATGAATTTGATACCATAAACGAGCAACAAGAAAGATTTAGTGGAGAAACATCAGGATACATTGAAAAGCCGAAGTATAATGAAGAGGAATTACAAAAGGCATTAGATATTAAGGTTGATGAGTTAATAAAAAAACAGAAACCTAAAAAAAGGCCTTATATACTTAAGGAAAAATATGATAAACTTCAAGTAAGGTTTGATGGCAAAGTAGGCGATTTGAATCTAAAGGTAACGGAATTAAATGAACAAATAGCAATTAGTGAAGAATTGAGAAGTATTGTAGCACAACTAGAAATCTCAGAAGATTCTGCATTACTACAAAGAGCAGCTGCAGAAGATGAGACCGAAGTTGCAAATGATAGATTTGCAAAACTATTATCAGATTTCCAACAGTCTCTTATTAAGGGTACTAAGGAAGGTATAGAGAGAGTTTCTCTTACTGCACAAGTTCGAGGATTGCAAGCACAAAAGGCTACGTTAAAATCACTACTAGAAGTACAGAAAGATATCGTATCTGTACTCGAAAGCCAAGTATCAGGAGCTGCAGCTGAAGCCGCATCTGCTGCATCTGGATTAACACCAACCGCTGGTAATGATGTTTATTTTGCAGTTGTAAGTGATGAGGATAGTGGAGAGGATAACGGTGCAAAATGGGGAACTTCTAGGAACAATGCAAGAAGTGGTAAAGCTGGTACAGTAAAGGTAAAGAATCTTAGAGATGATGGGACGAAAATAACTAAAATTAGTTTAACAAAAACAGATGGAGAGATTGGTGCTGGTAAAAAAGTATTAGGATTTGGTAATGATAGTGATGCAATGAAAACATCAGTAAATGTAAGTATTGCACAAGGACAAGAATATTCAGAACCATTTTACTTTAGAAAATCAATTGGTGGTGATAATGGAATAAGACCTTATAAAACAGGCGGCTGGGTTAAGACTTGGAAAGGAAGGGCTACTGATTATAGTGGTAAATTTAAAATAGAAATTGAATTTGAAGATGGTACTGGTAATGTAAAAGTAGAAAATCTTACTTGGAAGGTTAGAAAAAATAGAGGATAATGGCAATAGAAGGATTTAAAGATATAATAGATAGAAAGGGCTACAAGGTTGGCTCTGATGATAGAAAGGTATTTGAAAAAGAAATATCTAAATCTAACTTTGGGTTGGGTTGTTCTGATATGATCGAATTTATCTTATTTGATTCAAGTGAAAATCAATTACCACAAGGTGATGATGGAAAATTAGTAAGATACATCTACTTGGATACGGTAGATATAAATGATTACTTTATAATTTCAGATAATGAATTTACTAAAAAATCAAACGGAACTCCTGAATTTATAGTAGATATTGAAAAACTAATTAGAGAAGCTGGATATTCTAATGGAATATTTAAAACTCAAGTAACTCTTTTAAATAGAAGAGTGGGTATAGATGGAGTTGATGGTGATAACCTATGGGTACATCAAATTTCTCCTTCAAGAACAGAAATTAGACTTTTACCAAACAGAGCTAAAAATAAAAATAAAGATTTAGAAAAAAGATTAGGTTTATTTCTTGATAATTCAACATTTAGAGATGATGTAATTTATTATATTAATGTTTTTATTGAAAATTTAGATTTAGAAAAAATACTACAAGATTTCTTAATGTCAAAAGGAAATGAAAGTGAGGGTGTTGAATATATAAATGCAATTAAAACAGAATTCAATATACCTAGTTTCGAAATATTAATAAACAGAATCAAAGCAAAATTTATCGAATCAATGAATTATTATGCTTCAAATAAGAATTGGAGTATTAATGATATTAATTATGGTAAACCAAATGGAGATAGTTCAGATTGTATCGATTTATCAATATCACAACTAGAAAGAGATGCACAGCAATCTTTAATCAATATTATTGATTTTTATTTACCTAAAAGAGATGTACAAAAAGATAGTATATTAAGTAAAGAAGAACAAATAACATTTGATAAAGTTTCACAGATATTGAAATCTGTTACATCTAATTCATCATTTACTTCAACTGTTCCAGATAAAGTTAATGCACGAGTAAGAGGATGTACAGACCCTAAAGCTGAAAATTATAATTCATTGGCACAAGATAACGATGGTAGTTGTATATACAAAGTAGTAGAAGAGATAAAAGTTGAAGAAGAAGTTGAAGAAGAAGAACCAGCAATCAAAGGGTGTATGGATGCATCTGCACTTAATTACAATAGGAATGCTACTGTAGATAATGGTACTTGTAAATACAAAGGTAGAGTTGATACGATTACAAAAAACTACTACGTTTGGTCAGCAACAGCATCTATCAAGTATAAGCAAAATGGAAACATAAAAACTGTTAAAGGAGTTGAGTATGATTCATTTAATATCACACATGATAAAGCTACTTTTAAATTTATAGGAGATGTACGAGAAGTGCCCAAGCCAGTTAAAACAAAATCAACTCGTATGTATACTGTTAAAAACACAAGTGGGATGATAAAGCCTATGGTGGGTAATATAAGGGATTGGGTCAGACTTAAAAGTCCTCAAACAGTAAGTTATAAAGATGCAATAGGTAATACCAAAACATCGAGTAATTTACTACCAGGTGATACAACAACCATATGTGCTCAACAGGGTTCTATAACAAAAGGACCTAATATTGTATGTATTGAGTTAGGACCGTGTGTTACACAACAACCTAAACCAAAACCACCAGTAGTTGTTATAAAACCAAAACCACCAAAACCAATAGAAATATTTACAGAACTAGAAGATATAAAAGTTCGTGGAAGTGGTTTTGACGATGAGTATGTAATGGAAAACATTGATGGTACGGCAACTGTTGTTGTAGGACCTAACGGAAGAGCACAGGGAGGACTACCAGGAGATTTAGTTGGGGGAACAGGAGATATATCACAAGGTGGTGGTATATATGGTCCAATTAGAATAACACAACCAACACCAACGCGTTCTGGTGGTGGAGAGAGCAATCGTAAAGATATAGAGCGTTTATCCGGAAACGTAGTTCTGACGAAAAACCGAACACCGAGAAATAGATAATACTAATATTTATAGTAGAATAAAAGATAATGGCAGTACAAGATAATTTTTATGACCAAATAGAAGGTGGTGGTAGTGGGCGAGCTGGAAATTTCGGTGACTCAAATGAACCTGATAGAAATACTGGTGGAGGTTCTCGTGGTGGGGGTGGTTCTCGTGGTGGAGGACGAAATGTACCTGTCGTAACTGTCATAAGTGGATGTACTGATAGAAATGCAACAAACTATAATTCAAGTGCAACCGTTAATAATGGAACTTGTAAATATCCATCAAAACCACCAACTGTATTATCTCAAAGCAGAAATATACAAGTTAATGTTACTTCTACTAATGGTGGTAGTATCATGGTGGATGGAAAGGATACATTAT